ATTAGATACTCAATAAAATGTAATTGCTCACTAGTAGCAACGAAATCATATGTATCATCTCGTTTACTACGATTAGAGGTCATATATTTTTCTTTAATTTGCCAAATTTTTTCATATTCACTTTTCATTTTAATTCCCCTTGTTATCTTCAATAAATGCAAAGCCGCCGCCGTTGCCTTCTTCATCTTGTGAAATTACAAATTTAACTTGATCGTGTCCATTTGACAAAATGAAAATTGGAAAATCCGAACCTCCATATTCGTCTTCTTCAAAATAAAAGTTTTGAATTTTACTTCCAATTAATTGGCTATAATATTTTTTCATATTCATTTTTCATTCTCCTTTTTATCTTCTTTATTTTGTGCACGATCCCATGCAACGCAAAATTGCTTCATCCACAAATTCTGATTATCATTTAAAATATTTGGGTCGCTTAAATATTCCATTGCATCAACGCATTCAATATTCTGATCAATACAATATTTTAAATAAATTCTTGTCAAATAATTGGTATTAATCCCATAATATTCAAAAGGACAAACGGCAAAGCGTCCCGTTTCATCACTAAAAGGATCAGTAATCCAAACGCCTTCATGCTCAAATTCTAAAAACTTATAGCTTTTTGCAAATGTAATAACTTCTTGGAAATCATTTGTTTCTAATAAATTTTGATCATCGCATTCATCTAAATGATTGTAACCATCTGAATTTGTAACCATAAAACGCGGTGCCAATTTATCTTTATACCCATAAATATTTTTAGAATTTTGAGCGCGAATAATTTCGCAATGGCTATCAACCCAAATATGCAAGCCGTTCACTTGAAAGCTTGCCAATTCGTCATTGTTATAGCTAGTGCACGCCCAATCATTAGGGATTTTTAAATCATCAATATAATTATCAAATCTCATGACGTTGCTTTCCTGTCGATAATCATACCATCAACAAAATCTAAAGTTTCACCTTTAGGCGTATCAACAAACCAATCATAATTTTTTTGATAAACACCAAAACCCAAATCAAATTGGTTGCTCGTTTGGTTCATTTTTCTTTTGGTGGTCACAGTCTCATACCCACCATTTCGCAATTGAATGCAATTTTCATCCCAAAATACAATTGTAGTATTAACGTAAACAACTTGACCCTTGTTATTATTGCCTTGGAAAGTTGTTCTATAGTTACTTAATTTATCCATTCTTGGCATTGTCTATTTCTCCTTTTCAACAATATCTTTAATTTATACATATTATACATATAGTCAATATATATTAAACATATATAATATTTGACAGTAATTAAATAAAAATGTAAAAAGGTAAGTATAGGAAAAGGAGAATAAAAAATGACTAATTCAAAACTAAAACGCATTAAGCGCCGACGCCAGATTAGAAACGAAATATTGTTAATGGGTTTATATGACTTTGCAACTCTGGCACTTATGGTTGCATCAATGATTGCAACTGTCTTTATTATTGGGGGTCACTTATCATGATAAAAGATGAAGAATTAAAAATGACAACTAAAGAAGTTGTAAATTGGTTTGGCAATCGCGGTCATTGTTTAGAGAAGTTTAGCGGCTTAAAATTTAAAGCCGTTACTAAGCAAGGTTTATATCAAAATGAAAATTGGTTGTTTATACTTGATGACTGTTTTGAATATGAAGGTAGCGACGAAATTGAAGCTTACTTTTTAGACAGTGATTATTGCGAACCATATGACGCATTTAATGCAAAGGGTTTTGATTGGTCTATTGATAACTTACTTAATAAAGTTGAAGGGTATGTTTAAAATGGATAATGAAACAAAATTCATTGAATTTCTACAAGCCTCCAGAAAGCCAAATGATAAAGATTGTTTGGCGTCTGATTTTTTAAGACACATAATTAAAGAGCCGCAATTTTACGCGGCTTTTGAGCATTACACTTATCAAATGATCAGACGCGGTAGGGATTTTTGTTCCCCTTGGATGGTTGCCAATCGTGTCAGATGGGAAAGCCATTTAAAAACAGATGAAAAATATAAAGTGCGAAATGATTATATTGCGCTTTATGCAAGGTTATTTATGGCGCGTAATATTCAACACCATAATTTCTTTAAAACTAAACCGATGAAAAGGATTAAAGGCTTATGATTGATAAACTTTTAGAAATACATGAAGATCAAAAAGATTATATTGAAAGCTTGCATTGGAATTTAAACTTTATAATCGGAGAATTGGAACATTTACAAAGGATTTCCAACCCTTCAGGCTTTCAAAAGATGGTTTTGAGCCAAAGGGAATTAAATGCGATTAAAGTCGCAAAAAATAAACTATTAGAAATTTGGAGGGCGTAAAATGTCAAAAGAAAAAAAGCAAATGGTTGAATTGTCAGATGAAGAATACAAAAGCCACGAAATGAGAAAGGAATTTTTTGAAGATCGTGAAAACGATATGAAGAAAAATGAAGCTCTATTGCAATCAATGACAAGTGGGCAAAGGGAAGCAATTGAAGACACAATTCAAGCCTTGGATGATGCTTTGCGAATGATAACAGAATGCAATGATTTATATTTAACCCAAATAAGCAAATTGCATGAAAGCTTTTATGCATTGCAAAATAATTTTAGGGTTAAGCAATGAATTGCGAATTATGTTTAAGGCATGTTTTTGAAAGGAATATTCAAGAGCAATGTGGATTTTATATTTGCCGCTTTTGTTTTGGCAAATATTCGGATGAAGAATTAAAAAAGGAAAAGGAGAAAAGCAAATGAGCATTAGCGGCGGTTATGATGATAGGTGTTTAGATTTGGTTTGGGATGCTTTGCACGAATGGCAATTGGTTGCACTAAATAGATTAAGCCAAGAAAAGCATGATGAAAAATGGGATGATATTTGTTTAGCAATGGCTTGGATTGAAGAGGAATTGCCAGACGTTAATTATGTAGGGACATACCATAAATCCAAATAATATAAATATATAACGATAAGATAAGCCGCCTTTATGGTGGCTTTTCTTTTGTCTTATTCACTTGTTCGGACAATAGCCAAATAATATTAAATATATTTAACTACGTTAAATATATTTAATATTATGAGCTTGTAAAGGATTTGCATGAAATTAATTAAAAAGGAATTATAATTAATTAAACATAAGCCCGCTTTGGTGGCCAATCTATTGATTAATATTGTTAAGCATTTGTTAAGCATTGTTAAGCAAAAGAGCGAATGCAAGAGCAGGAAAAATCAATGTCTATATATGGCTGCCAAGTATTGGTAAGGATTATTTGGGTCGTATTGAATGTGTATTAAATGTGCAAAAACAGAGACACCGACAACCACACGCGAGCGCGTGCGCGTAATTCATTTGATAAATATTGTCAATATATTGCAAAAAATAGTAGGGTAGGGGGGTACTTGAATACCCCAAACGATATGCATAATGTCCGATAATATGTATTATGTTAACTTTCAACATTATTTGTATTTGGATTTTTTGCCCCCCCGCCCAATAAAATATGGGGGGTGGCCCTGTTTTGCACCTTTTCACATACCGAATTGCCCCCCCCTGCCCCCCTTGCATTACAACCCTATATTAGCGTAAAATTTAAAAAAAATGGAGTTGAGCAAATGGCAGGTAAGCCGTTAAAGAAGCGTATATTGGATGAAATCAAACAAAAGGGTGGCGCAGATTATCTTTTTGAGCAAATAGCGTCTGGCAAAACTATGACGCAGTTGGCCAAGCAGTATGGCTGCAATAGGCAATATTTTAGCACATCAATAAATACTATACCTGATTACGCAAAGGCATTGGTAAGAGCCAGGCAGGAAGCGGCAGATGCTTTGGTCGAGCAGGGTTTGGAAATGGTTGACGATTTGGACGGGAGCAGTAGCAATAGTGAAATATCAGCTACACGCGAAAAAGTGCAATGGCGTAAATTTATGGCGGGATCGTATAACCAGGAGAGATACGGCAATAGACCCCAGACGAATGTAAACATTTCGATAGGTGATATGCATCTTGATGCTTTACGCAAAGTTAATTCCGATGTGGCGGCAAATAAAACAAAGACGATTGATGCGGATTATGAGGATGTAACTGATGAGTGAGAATCCGTTAACAGAGTTTGTAATGCGGTACCGGGACAATCCTGTATTATTTGTTAAAGAAGTGCTTGGCGCTACGCCATATGATTACCAGGCAGAGTTTCTTGACGCCATTGCCAAAGGTGAGCGTAAGATGTCAGTGCGTTCTGGACACGGCACTGGTAAGTCAACGTCTGCATCCTGGGCAATGTTATGGTACGTTTTATTGCGCTTCCCTAATAAAATTGTTGTTACTGCGCCAACTTCTAGTCAGTTGTTTGACGCATTGTTTGCCGAGCTCAAGCGTTGGGTGAACGAGTTACCGCCCCACTTGCATCAATTGTTAATTGTAAAG